GGACATTTCACGTACCTTAATTTCACGACTGCTTCCTGCATGGTTACGGCCCGGCTGCGTTCCTCCCCCCATTTATAGTGGGGGTGATGGATTCGCCAAAGCTCTTTGATTTGCTTTAGTGGAAGTAGGTCGTGGATGTTCAATTTAAACTCGTCTAGGAGGAACAAGTCGTCAGTGCCCTTACCGTTTCTAATGGAAAGGTACCGATGATCAGGCTCCCCGCTAAGGGACAGTCGATGGAACATCGAAAGTTGCGCTCGCTTGTTGCCAGGGTCGGACTGAAACCTGGCGAAACTGTCTCCTTCCACACGCAACAAATATGGAAGTGTTTCATTTGAGTCGATCTCGTATGCGATTCGGTAAAACCTTGCTGCCTTGCTTTTCTGCACGGCTTCGTCAAGAGAACAGACTCTTCTAATGGAGGGGCTCTTTGGCGCCTTCAGACGGAAAACTACTCCGGGGTTTGTACGCCCGGTTCTGCCGGCCCGTTGGGTCGCAGTCGAGTGGTCTGAGGGTAGGCGTCTAAGCTGGCCTCCATCGTTATAATATGATTCACCGGTGTCGACGACACAGTCACACCCTGGGATGGTGATGCCTGCGTCAACGACCGCGGTCGCGACCACATGGCCGCTTGGTGGTATTCCTCTGTCCTGAGAGTGGACGTGTTTCACAATGACCCCTGTCGCCTTGAGTCTTTCTACTAAGTAAGCGCCCTGTTTCTTGGATGGTTCTATTATTAACACCCTGTTGTACTTGGTGCAGCAGTCGAGTGCGAAAGAAGCAAGGTCAACACCTTCACGCGTCTGTATCTCTATAGGATACGGCGGAGGGACCATAGCATCAACGCATGGAAACTGTTTAATTTGGTCAGACGGCGTCGCCGTCATCATCAACACCTTTTGTCGGGGAACGAACTCTCTTAACAGCATCTCCCACTCAGGGGACCACTCGTGCGCCTCGTCGAAGATTACCAGTCTATTGCCTAGCCAAGCGGGAGTTTCCGCCTCCAACACTTTGGCCAGGTAGCCGTAAGTGCAAACCATGAAGCTTGCGACGTCGGCAACCCCTCTGTGCTTGTAAAGGCACGCAGGGTTTTTGAGGGCTTGATCCTCACAAAGAATCTTTCGAGGTAGGACTAACAAAATGTCCTGCTGCATTAATGTCTGCAGCAGTCCGGGCAAGTATCTAGTTTTGCCAGTCCCTGTGTGCGCACAGAGCACAATTGATTGTTCTCTCAACTGAGCTGACACTGATTTGGCAACCTCAAGCCAAGGGTGACTGAAATCAGTCGGCGCAGTTTTGGGTGTGCTTTTTCCAAATTCTAGGCTCACACCCGTAGCCATTAAATCGCAGCCTATTGCGACGTGCTCCAACAGCTGAGCAACTGGGAATATGGCCATCCATTCAATAGGAGGCAACATTTCTGTGACCAGGCATGCGACTCTCTTGTGGTGCACATAGCTGTCTTTTGGGACCAGCCCAGCGATCGCTGTCGACACAGTACCTTTTCCAAGGTAGTGCAGGTATGACAAGCTCATGAAGAATCTGGGTAAGGCTGTAGTGTACATCCTCACCCCCCATGCGATCAAGGACCCAATGGGTATGTCGTGCAAAGCGCGCACAAGGTGGTGTGTCCCTAGGTATATGCCGGTGTACAACACCACCTTCCACGTAGCCTGATCTGCCAGCAACTCCAACTCAGGGCCCTCAATAGGCATTCCATCCGCGAAAGAATCGTACCAAACTTCTACGTTCGTGAACTGACAGAACGGGCTTGATTTGACCGCATGCTTCATTTCTTCTTTTGACGGAGATCTCCCTGTTGCTTTGACGAACGTGCACCATGCATGGTCTTCGAATATGTTGTAAGACCGTGAGACGTCTGCGATAGGTGCCGCTTCATTCACTAACGAAAGTTCACCGGCAGGCAACGACCAAGCAAACCGGTCAAACCCTTCCATGATGGCTTCCAGCTGATGTTCAACACTCGTAGCCAAGACGGGCTTCATCCTGATGGAAGTGGCAGCCCAGTGCAATTCCTTCTTGGGCTTGTACCATTTCCTCAGTACCTCTCCGTAAGACGGAAACTTGGGCTTGGCTGACGGGTCAAGCTGCCTTATCCTCTCCTGGCTAAACGTGCGTATCTTCTCGTAGACGTCAGGCTGGTGAGCACAAAGCCACAAATAACCTTTCGTCCGCTCCTTCAAGTACCAGGCATGGCGCTTAGGGTTCACTGTGTGGCCTCGTGCCTGTTGCTTGTATTCAGAAAACCTCATTATCAGCGTCTCCTTGTCGTGAACAATCGCGAACCTTGGCGGGTCTATCCCGTATTGCTTGAACTCTTCCGCAAACTGCTCAACCGGGAGAGGCTTCTTTGCCAGAAAGGTCTGATCATAGACCGTGTCGCCGTTTGATTCGATCCTCATAGTTGTGTTATGGACTTTCTTCGCGTACAAGAAAACTGCCTCCCAATCAATCGTGCCGTTGTACCCCACCATGTTATCATCAGAGAAATTTGCAATGTCTATGTATTCCCAGATGTTGTCTAATGTAATGTGCCCTTGTGTAGCGGTGATCGCGTCAATCAGGATTGCTTGCATTGCGATAGTGTTGTTGAACGTCACGTCACTGTCCCCTGTGGCACCGCCTATCAACTTGTGGACCACTCCGCCTGGGGCGCATCGGTGATTTGTAGAAGCAGCAGCGCAAATCTCCCGGAATTCCTGCTTCCGCCTGGGGTCTAGATCCTTCACGATCGAGTGCTCTACCTTACCCATCGGCTTCGAAATGAGGTTGATGATGTACCCTTCGGCAGTTCTGCAATAAGCCTGCCTGATGTGTCTCTTCATAGCCGACCCAAAAGGGCTGTCATCGTAACCTTTCTCTCTCAACCTTCTGATGATGTCGAGTGTCTGAGGCACTAAATTCCGGTCAAAGGCTGTTGCATCCAACGAAATCACTTTGTCCATGCGCGCCATCGACTCGAACACCTTGGACAGAGCTTCGCCGTTAAGAGGGATACCCGGCTTGCCCATCGATGCTGGGTTGTGACGGTTGTTCTGGTCCCAGTTCAACATGTGGCTCTGGAGCATGACGATAGGACTGGCGCCAGTAATTGACCTTAGCTTTGCGGGGTTTGCGGCCAGCTTGCTCAAGGGCACTATCTGGCTCTTCGGGAAAGCATGGAACAAAGACGGAAGATACTCACCTGTCACTAAGCCGTGCACTGCGAGGTTTATCAATGGTTCCATCCAGCCCGCGCGTCTCAAGTCTTCTCTTGTGCGCAAGCCTCTAGTTCCATTGAAGGGTAGCCCTGAACTGTACTTCTTGTAGCTCAGGAATTTCTTGACTAGCTTCTTAGGGTCAGGCATCCGTGCGCACTCAAACAACTCAGGATTGCGATCAAAGATGGTAGTGGCAATTTTCTCCATCCTGTCATCGGTCAATGCGTCCACTGTTGTGCTCTGGTGGTAATTGGCGAGCGACGCAATCATCAACTCCCGGCACGCAATATCCACGCCGTCCATTCCAGTAACTTTGTCGGTAAACACCCTTCCGAGAACTGGGTCGGTGTATGGGTTGAGTTTTATCCGTCGCTCGAACTTGAGAGGAGTTTCTATAACTCCGCCTGCCCCTTTGATCTGCTGCAAGTACTTGGCAAGCGTTGTGTCGAAATCGTAACTCCGGAAAACCGGTTCCGGGTTTATCCTCACAAAATCCTTGAACACGACAGGCGGAGGGCCACTCCAGGCATGGGCACCTTTCCGTCTTTCGCTAATCGGCTGGAAGGGCTCCATTGCATGGAGCAAAGTCCTGACCCAGTCACCAGTCTGCTGGTAATACCCATGCTCCTTCATCTCATGCAAAGACCTGTTCATGAATTTGTTCACCTTCTTGACAAAACTACCGGTGTTGGTCCTTATGTGGTACAAGAGGTCGTCTGCAATAGGTATTCCTGTGACTTTTGAAAACATTGCAATCGGAAGCCTGGTTTTGCCTACAAAATACCCGTCGGCTCTTTTGACGATTGTAGGAGACCTGCGGCTCGTCTCGGTTAGCGCCCAGGTGTAGTCAGCAACTTCTGTCCCCGGCTTCAGCGTGACGGTTCCTACAAGTTCAATTGTGTCAAAGGACTCATTCATAACCTTGAGGCGCACTCTCTCTTCCGGGAACCCACTCGAAACTCTGGTCTTAAGTGTGCAAAATACCAATTGGACTCCATCGTGGCCGGTCACAATACGCGGAGAATCAGGGCTAAGAACTTCAGTGGCCATGAAAGCCTTGGCCACGTGCTCTGTTCTCGTAACCTGAGACAGCAAAAACTCTATTGGCGACGGGCTCCCATCTGGACACACAAAAGCGACAGTGTTCTCCTTTGGCCCGAACTGAATCTCATTGTCGGCTGGCACACAAGGGACTACCTTGTCGAACTGCATGGCCAGATTCTTGTTGAGGCCGTTCAACGGGTCATGAAATAGTGTGAGCCCGTCAGCGACAGGAGTTGCGAAAGCAGCTTCATCCCGTTCTTGAATTATCCCGTACAATTCATCTGTGCCTGTAAGGTAGCTGACCACTTGATACCAATCTGTCGGCCCTTCTTCCTTTCCGGCGTGGAAAATGAGGCTCATCCCGACTGAAATCGGTGACAACACTTCGCCAGCCACAATCAAAGCTGTGGCGGCAACGGCAGTCCCGAGGGCAATGATCGTAGTTGTGAGTGTTAGGGATAGCAGCACGAAGCCAGACAACAATGACCCGGTCATCCAATCGCACCTACTCCGGACTGCGCTCAACAAAGACGTCTGGCAATTGTTGAGAGGGTGGTAAGCCTGACCGTCCCTTTTTCTGAGGTCACGAGCAATCTGGTCATATTTCTCTGCCGGTATGTTTGTCTTGAAAACCCATGTCACAGTGTCATTGTACGAATTCTCCTCGATCATGCAAGAAGTTTCTCCGTCCTTGATACTCACGCCAATGTTGCGCCCGTCCGGGTGTGCAAGCCTCACGTGGTAGGTGGGCAGCCAACAAGCCTTCTTCCTTCCAATCTTGATGAACTCAATCCACAAGTGATCTTCACCTGAGCAAAAACGGTCGAATGCCATCCTCACAAGAACTAGTAAAGGGGCGAGGACAATCTGGTTGAGATCCCCTCTTACGGCGTTTACGAGTGCCTTGCCTAGCCAGTCAAACCGTGCCACAAGTGAAAGGACTGGGGCCGGTGGTTGGTAAGCTAAATCCCAAATGGCCCAGGCAAGAGCACAAATGCATCCGACTACTACGTTCACGATGTCTTTAGGAGTCCATCCTTTAAGACCAACCAGCAGTTTCACAATTGCGCCGAATGCCAACAAAATGATCGTCCGGACCATGACACTGGGCGCGCCTGAGTGGAAATGCCACACACCATACCTCAATGAGTTGACAAGAGGTGCAGCAACCATGTACGCTGTGACGTACACATAGCTCACGTGCCGGGCGAGTTTACGCAAAAGAACTCCAGACATAACCGCGGGGTTGTTAGCATTGGTCACTGCTTTCAACGCCAACCTAAGAGAAAACCTCCCTAAGAAAGGGTGCAAGTAAAGGTCGGTGTCAGTCGAGAAATGGTATGCAGCGTCCTCTGCGTAAGAACGATCTATGAGCTCGCTTATGCTCACTGCTGTGGCACCAGAAGACAATGCAGTTGCCATTGTGCCTGCGCCTCCGTGGGTGACTATGACACTGTACTTCTTGAAAGCAACAGGATGGTTGGTGCTCGGTTCATGCTCCATCCAGGAATCGACACGTGTGGAATACCAATCCGCAATGTGAGGGAAGTTAGTGAACAATTCCTCAGGTGTTGGCTCGCGCAGGCAAGAGCTACCCAAACAAACTAGCCCCATTTCGGAAATGGTCTCATCCGACGGCTCCTGCAAGACTTCTCCCTCGAGTAACCTAGGGGCGCTGTGAGGACTGTACCCAATGCGCATGTCGTGCGCGAGGTCGCAAAGGAGCATGACGGCATACGCACCCATGTTCACAATCGTGCCCACAGGCCCTGGATTTGGACACACTTTGAACGATCTCAAAGCAGAGACCGGCGGGGACAACGTGTAAGTGCCATCACAGACCCCAAAACCTCCTATGGGGCCAATCTTGAACAAATCGGCATCCGTTTCCGACACGTTGTATATGTAGCTGGCAAGCCCTGCGGCCCCTTTGGCCAGCTGTCCTTGTTCCATGTCGTTTAGCATCGCTTTGCCAGTCTCCGGATTGGTGTGGTCAAGAACATAAGCCTTTATCTTGTACCTGTTTCGCAAGCATTTAACCCATTCTTCAGCGGGCATGAAGTCCCCGTGGGACCCCAAGGGCGAAATTCCTATCTCATTCTTGCTGTTGAACGCCCTTGTCAAAAGCACGAGCATCAGAGCCAAGTATGCCAACGGCCACCCGGCCCAGCTGCCGGTAGAACAGAAAAAGATGAAAAGTGCCAGCGGGTGCGCAGCGATGTCGTACACGGTATCCCAGCTGTACCTAAAATCGGAAGCTTTGTCCACGGTGCACATGGTCATCTCCATCCCTGGAGACGGTTCGGCCGTGAACAATTCAGCTATGCCTCCGATTAGGTCTTCGTCCTTCGGTGAGCCTCCCCGCCCGGGGAAGCAATGCCAAGAACCGTCCTTGTTAGGCACGAATTTGCAACTCCGGCTGAGGTACGGTTTCAATTCTCCGTAGCTCGGCCATGACCCTAAGTACCACGATGCAAGCAACCCTGTGTAAGGGACGTAACAGTAGCCAGGGATTGCCGACACCGCCGAAATCATCCTGCGACGACCGAGATGAACAAGGGCCAACCCTACTACCCAAGTGTCCCACCGGAAATGTGACAAAGTCGTGAGTGCAGTACATACGACAAACCAAAATGAAAGCATCCTTGCAGCTTCCTTCACGGGAACGTGGCCGGCGAGTAAGACAAAGAACAATGCAATGGGATAATCCATTACCGTCGGGGACAATGTGTGGTACCTACATGCAAGCCAGGCCCGTACAAGGAACGCAAGCACAACCTGCCACTGTGCCCCGTCTGAAATTGGCCCAAGGGCGGACTCCCATGTGTGGGATCCAATCACACCATCGAACTCCAAGGCCCCGGGGTCTCGGTCAAACCGCACCAGCACTCGGTCAAGCGGGTCACCGACCCACCTGCTCAAGTGTTTCACTTCGCCTCCATGGACCCGCCAGCCTGAAACATTTACTTCACGAGGAACCATGGCCAGAAACGCAGTGTAACTAGGATATCTGCCAAGACCTGGATCACGGTCAAAAGGGCCCAAATAGCAGTACCCTGGGATCAGACGTATGATAATCAATGAGGCTCGGCCTGCGATTGCCCCCCAGTTGACTTTTGCAAGGGCTTTTCTCACCATCTCGTTGTAATCGGCCGGTGCCTCCCAGCGACGGCTGATGTGTAAAGGAGGTTGGTTCTTGGCCACTTCAATTGACCTGGGGACTTCCTCGTCGCCTTCGCCGAGAACCAGCTTGTTGTGCCATTCATTCTTCCGGATGTTCCTAAACCTGCCACCGCCCCCTCTCGCGTGGTTTATGGCCTGGGAGACCAAAATGTCATCGGGGCCACCTCTCTCCAAATGAAGGCATCCATCCTTTCGTGACAACCGAAAGGTGGAAACCAAGCATCCTCTCCTTTCCATTCTTGCAACCAAGTCCGACCCAAAAATTTCCTGCATCGTCGGTGCCGGCCCAAAACCTGCCAGTAACTGCTGGTCGTCGAACTCTTCTGCAAGGCAGGTGTAACAGTAACTGAGGCGTGAAGCCAAGAGGTCTAATACCCTTAAGAACTCCCCGTGTTCAGGGACGAACAACTGCCGCGGAAATTCATCCTCCCCAGCCTCTGCAGACGGAGCTGGTTCGTCTTCTGGTCCTGTCTCGGAATCGTCGTCGGTGTCGTTTGCTGCTGCATTTTCTACAGCCATTGAAAACAAGAAATCAATGAAATGATCCTCGCTTCCGGGCAAATAAACAGTAGTGTTGCCGACATGGGTGACATAGTAAATTGGCTCAGCTCCGACCGGTTTGTGTGTGGCGTCCGGGATCATGGCTTTGAGCGAAACCCAATCCATAGAAAGGACCAACTGAGCGACTCGCATAGTCTTGTGCTCACCAAATGGGGTTAAATGGTAATAAAACCCGTGATCCGTTAGCCCAAAGTTTTTCACGATCCTGCCCTGGGCGGCCAGTCTCAAGAACTGGTAGCTTCCAAAAATCTCCGGGAGCGTGGGATACTGACCTAGTTCCTTCAACTCTTCCCGTGCCCGTTCATCAGCTCCCAACCAGCTGTAACAGGTCCCGCCCTCCGCGGGTCCGCCGCTAGTCAGGTCCGTTACCAACCTGAAGCGGGTGATCAGTCCTTCTTCGTCCATCTGTTCAAGATGGACACGCAAACCTGTGTGACTGTCGAACACAGGTGCGCGTTCGTAACTTGCTCTGGGGTAAGCAAGCGACTTTCCGTTAGTCAAACTCGAGCACTGTGTGCTTCGTGAGGCGACGTCTTCCTCACTATCATCTGCTGGGTCAATTCCACAACTCCACGATGCGTGATCGTGATGCGTGAAAAAGCCCGGGCCTTCTGCTTGGGGGTTAGCATCAGGCATGCCGTTAGTCAATTGTAAGCCCTTTGGACTCCGTGGGTTGACGTCTTCCCCACTGTTTTTATCTTGTGCAGCTCCCTGGCATAACTGCTTTTCCCATTTGCAACCTTCGTATCTGCTTGCCTTATAGCCGTAATTCATAAGCAAAATGGGATCAAGGTTCGTGGACACGAGCCTATCGATCAGTAGAAGTGATTGTGCTGACAACAAAGACTTGTAACTCATAAAAATCGTCTTACGACAGGAATACCTGTCAGTGCATTTGGCGCACTCCCTGTGCGAAATTTTGTTTGAAACAAGAAACTAAGTGGTACCAGCCCACAATCATCACTTGGTACGGTGTGTTAATCATCGATGCCACTCTCATAAACACAACTTAAACTCTGGCCCGAAGGAGGACCAGTAAAGAAAAACCTAGTGCGCATTACCGCGGACCTGCAAGACAGTCAAGGTCTTCACGTCTTCGTCCAATGTGATTCATGTGTTCGGTTTAAACACATCTTTCTTCAAAGAAAGAAAAGCTCGGTGGGTTCTCAACCCGTCCGAGTATTGCAATTCATGACTTGTCCATATCAATTGCGAACTTCTGGACTCGCACAAAACGCCCCCACCTGGGGCGTCAACACACGCAATTCCGCCAATTCAGCCTCCTCCGGGGGGTAAGATCGGGCCTAGTGCTATAGCGGTACGTGTGTCAATTCATTCTGTAGGTTGTCATCAGACATAAGAATATCATCATAAACCTACAAGGGAGAGCTTTCGCC